GCTCTTCCGATCTGGGAGCTTAGACATTTACAATTTACTTTTTAGGTTTTGCAGTTGAAAATTTCCTAAGCATATTTTTTATTTCTACTATTGTAAGATTAGGAAAAAACCTTTCTCGTAATCTGGAATATATCCTATCTGTAAAAACAGCATCTTTAAAATCACCTGTTTCTGGATTAATATAACTTCCAATTTCTGATTTAATCCTTGATTCTAAATCTTTCATTCTACCTTCTATTTGTCTTTGAGCTCGTGAGCGTTTTCTTTCATCAAATGAATCTCCAGATGATTGAGGTAAAATTCTATTAGACAAATCTATGTAATTCTTTAAATTTTCTCCTAAAGCTTTAGAAGCATATCTTCTTGCAGAACCAGTTTTTGTACCAGATTTAGCAATATCAGACAATTCGTATGTGTTTTGTGATACCAATTCTTGCGGAAACATTGTAGATATATCAATGTCTGCTTTATAAGCATCTGGGTCTCTATCAACCATTTCTGAACGAGTGCCAGCAGAAACAGGACTAAGCATAATAGGAACATCTTTATCCTCAACAACTTTTTGTTCTTGCTGTTTGTTATCAGCAAGTTGTTCTACATTGTCTTTTACTTCTGTTGGTATACCATCTTCTTCGTTGTTGCTTTGAATAGTAACAACTTGTTCTCTATCATCTGGTAAATTATTAAATTCTTTTATTGCTTCAAAAAATTCTTTATCTTGGATAATGCCATCTTTAACTCTTATTATATTATCGTCCTCTGGTTCTACAAGAGCACCTAATATTTTTAAACCAGTATCGGGATTGTTTAATCCCTGTTGTATTTCATCAGATGAAAAAGTTTCGTTAACACTTACTTCATTATCTATGTTTGTTGAAGCATCAACTCTGGTTTGAGGTTCTTTAGGTTCTTCAAGAGTACCAACTTTACTTACATTTAATTCTGGATATATAAGATTGTTTTGCTTGTAAAAACTATTATATCTAGCGTTTTCTCTACTATACTGTTGTAGTGCAGCTTTGAATGCACTTACATTTTTATTATAATTACCTATCCATTGTTCTTCCTTGTTAGATGATTCTGCTGGCAATTCAATGCCTTCAAATACAATTTTTGAAACATCTGTTGTTCCCGAATAAGGTTTCATTGAAAAATTAAGTGAGCCATCTTGATTTTGCGTAATGTCAGCATATTGAAGAACTCTTCTTTCTAATGCTTGTGTAGCATTATATGCGTTTTTTAGATTTGATTTTTGTGAATCAAGTTTGTATTTTAAATTATCTGGTATATCGTCATCACGAAATGGTTTCCCAGCTTTTTGTTCTGCAAACTTTACATCATTTGTAACTGTTCTTAAATTATTTTCTACTTCTTTTTTTAAAGCTTTATCTGTTATTGAGTTTGACAAAGTTTTAAGTTTGTCTCTTAATCCTACTATGCTGTCGTAATTTGAAAACTTGTCTCTTAAATTCATTTCAGAATAACTTTGGTAATCATCTCTTAATTTTTGATATGTACCATAAGCTTTATCACTTTCTTTATAAGCATCACCTATTGCATCAATATTTAATCCAGAATACTCTGGGTTACTTTCAATTAAGTTTTTATAAGCTGCGTGCCGTTGTCCAAAAGGAATTTCTTTAATTAAGTTTATTGTACTATCTAAATTACTTTTTGCCTTTGTAAACTCAAATTGATTTTGTCTAAACTCATTGTTTTTTCTTTGCTGTTCTAATTGATTTTTATATTGAGTTTGTTGAAACTGTCTGTTTTTATCACGTTCATCCCTAGCATCTTTCAACTGTTGTTGCTGTAAATAGTATTGCGGTAGCTTATCTAAAAAATCAGCTAATGTTGTACTGTAACCAGAATCTAATATACTTTTTACTCTTCCATTTGCCATTTATATATCCCTATGGTTTGTCTATTGACTCATCACTACCAGAGCTTTGTTCTATGTATGAATTAGTTTCCGGACTCCAAGTGTAATAAGTTAATCCACTTCCAGTATTAACTACTATACTGTCACCAACATTACTAGAAGGTACTGTGTTGTAAACAGTTCCTCCTTGTTGTGTTTGATTTTGTTCATTTGTATTTACCCATTCACCATTTATCCAACTGTATTGCTGACCATCTCCACCTGTAGCAGTTTCACCGGGAGTTGTTCCAGCAAAAATTGGTGGTTTTTGTCCTTCCGCTGCACCTTGATTAAGACCTACATTTTCAGATGAAAAAGCATAATCATCTTCATCTAAAGCAAACACATCTGAAGCAATCATATCTCTATTTCTTTGGTTAATATTAAAAATATCTTGTTGTAATCCAAGATAAGCTTGGTCTCTATCTAATCCTATCCCTCTAGTAGTTGCTGCAAAATCATCCATTAAAGAACCTCTAATATTTTGTGCTGTTCTAGCGGTATCTCCAGAAGAAGCAAATCCTCTGGAACCAGCAGCTATTGGACTTGAAACCATGTCTTGCAAAGAACTTTGACCAGCTCTTAACGCTTCATCTTGAGCTAAGTCTAATCCTTCTTGTCTAAATCTAAAACCTTGTATAGCTAAATCTTGAGCGGTAGGGTCTATGGTAGATATTTCTCTTCTAGCTTCTGGACTTAAAATATCTACTTCAAGTTCATCAAGAACATCTTGTTGAGTTAAATAAGAAAATGGGTCAAGGTCTACATCGCTATGATAACCACCATGCTCATAACTTTTTAAATTAAAATCTAATAAAGTATTTGGCATTTTATTGATTACCTAACATTGATAAAACATTGTTTTGAGGAAATAAATTTTGTTTCATTTTACTTCTTGAGTCTTTTAATAAATCTTGAAAATAATTTGCTTGAGGTAATCCTAAAGATTTTCTTCCTTCTGGACTACTTAATCTTAACAGCTCTGTATTATAAACTAAATCTTCAAATTCATCTGCAAAATTAAAATTATTTACAGGTTGGTCTGGCAATATGTTTGCATCAAATATTGCTTGCCCTAAATCACCACTTGAATAAGCACCTTCTGGAGCCGAAGCAAGAAATTGTGCTTCTGCTGAATCAAAAACAGGAGACTGTATAGCCTCTGAAACAGAGCCATAATCAGATAAACGAGTAACTGGCATATCGGGTAAAAGCGGTTGATTAAAGCCAGACTGTACTGGATTTACACCAGAGGTTAAATCTCCAACTCCACTTACATCTAATACTGAGCCCGCATTACTAGCGGTATCTAGTCCAGTATCCATAGCAAAAGATTGAGCATAAGAAGGTATTAATGCTGCACCAGTAGCACCTTTATCAGTTAATCCTTGACCAAATCTTGCAGCTTTTCCAGACAAACCACCACCTTTACTCATGCCGGCTGTTATAGCAGACATTAAACCTTGTAGTGCAGAATCTCTAGCAAAAGAACCTGTAAAATCATCTTGTGCTGACGCCTGTCTATCTAACCCCGCTTCTCCTAAAAACTCACTACCACCATATCTCATCTCCTCATCAATATCAACATCATCGCCATAACCAAGTTTTTTACCACCAAAAGCACCTAGTCCGGTTCCTAAACCAGCTATGAGTGGTAGTGCCAATCCTCCTGTGCTAACACCTAAAGCACCCGCTATTGCAGATGCTAATAAACCACCCGCTAAACCACCAGCAGAACCAAAAAGTTTTGACCTACCAGCTTTTTTATTTGCCTCATCTAGTTGCTCTTGTGCATATTGAGCAGCCTCTCTTCGACTTCTTAACCTTCTTAATTGAGCTAAAGCTGGAGATACTCTTCCGCCTTCTTGATAAGGCACAGGTTTAAATGTTCTTCCTAACAATGTATTCATAATATCTCCTTTAAATATACTAAACTATACATAATATCTTTTAACGTTTTTTTAATCCTATATAACCGCCATAAAGTTCATCATCTGTAGCAGTTGGTGCCCAATATATAATTAAATGTTGTGTTGAAGAAGAAGTAAAATTAATAGAAACTTCTCCTCCTATTGTGCCTGTGCCAAGAGAGGCAGTTGTTGCACTATCAATACTACCTTTATAAGCAGCTACTGAGTTGTTTGTGTCGCTACCATAAAGATAAAACGAAATAGCTGTGTGCCCTCTTGGTATTTCATAACTTGCATAAGCTTCAAGGTCTGCGTTATTAGCAACAATACTACCACCATTGTCAACGACCTGTAACATTCTTGCTGAATCATCATTACCTAAAAAGTCAGTTGGAAATATTTTAATTTGATTATATCCTTGATAAAAATTTTTATTAACAGTTAGGTTTCCAGAAACAATTAAATCTTTTTCAACATATTGGTCTCCATTAGCAGACATAAAAGATTTCCAAAGTTTACCAAATTTTTTTTTATACAAAGCTAATTGTCCATTTGGTTTTCTTTCTATTGCAGTTTGACCATCAACCATTGAATTTATTGAAGGCTTACCAGAATATTCTAATGAACTTTGTTTTGTGTTTATTAGTGTTCTTACTATTCTATTTTCCGGCATTAAGAAACCTTTTTTGTTCGTAATATTCTATACTCAATACTCATATCGTTTATTTCATATATGCCAGCACTAGGATGTTCAAATTTTATTTGTAAACTTTGACAAGAAATAACAGAAGAAGGTGTAAGTGTTACTACATCCCATTTATTAGATGTGTTTGCAAAGTTACCTGTAAATGTTCCTCCACCATCACCGCTAAAATTTTGTTTACCATCAACAGAAAACTTAAAAGGTGTAGTTTGAGCACCATTAGATTTATAAGTTACATAAACAGCATAAACTTTTTTAACTAAACCCGGACTTCCAAAATCAATATCTTTTGTAACAAACTCTTGATTGTCTTGCGATGTTAATACAGGTATGTATTTATAAAATTCTACATCAGAACCATTGTCAAGACCTATTGTTAAATTATTATTCCAATCACTTATAAAATTAGTATATAAAGAACTTTCTGTAAATAAGTTATCATTAAATACCCAAGAGCGATTATCAAAATCATATATCCAAGCTTGATTAGAATTAATACTTGCGTTCTTAGGACTTCTAAACATAATCAAAGAATTGTTCGTAGCATCATAACCAATCTGAACATCTTTTTGTACGGCAGAGCCTCTAAACCAAGTAGACCAACTAACATTAGATTCTTGATAAGAAGCTTCTGATACAGCCATTTTTCTTTCTGTTAAATTTTTTGTTGATTGACCATCATATAAATAACATCCATTATCAGAAACCCAAGCTATTCCATATTTTGTTTTTGTAACACTATATGGATATTCAACTCCATAATATTTTATTGTATCTTCTAAATACCAGTTAGAAACACTAGGACTGGTAATATTAATTACATGGACTAAATTGTTTTTAAAAGCAAGCAATCTATCTGCATAAGATTCTAATGCAGTATATTCTCCATAATCACCAGATGATACATCTATATAGTTAAAGTTTAAAAAAGTATCAAACTTGTTTATTTCACTATACATAATCCTGTCACCATACTTTACAACATCTCCAGATTGACCTTTTAATCTAACATTTGCTATAAAAGTTCTTCTATTAGCAACAACAGAAGATTGATAACCTTCATTAATACCACCTATTGATATAAAATCTACATCTGGAGAAAAACCATTTATTGACGTATAGGTATCTAAATTAGGACTTATCGCATTTCCGGCTGCATCTCCTATAACAGCATATCCTTTACCATCTTGATATACCCAAGGTTTATGGTCTCCATCAAGCGTTGTTCTTACCCCCTTAACTATATCTATATCTGCTAACAAAATTAAATCATCATTAGTCTCTGCTTTTCTAGTATATATTCTTCCACCACTTACTCTTGCATTGTAAGCTAAATCAGCATAAACAGAAACTCGCATTGATTTATCTATTTGAGCTGTAAAATCTAAGGTGTATCTTGCAATAGTTGACCCTCCATCACCTATAGGAACAGGTAAAGACTCTTGAGCTCCATCATAAATAAATGTTTGATAAAACTCGTATGTTTCAGATGCCCAAGTTCCAAAATCAGCACCAGAGGTAACTGCTAAATTCCATCCAACACCTCGTTCCAAAATATTTCCATCATGGTTGCTATATGACAATGCACTATTTAAACGACCATAATCTCTTTGATATGTAACCGCACTACCTGTACCATCTGATTCTTTTTTGCAAAATAAAAATTCTGTTGGGGAGGAACCTAAAGCAGTATCTATTGATATAACTTCTCC